CAACTAACGTACCGACAGTAGTTCTTAATATGTTCACGAGCGTGAAAACGGAAGATACTGTTAACAATTTTTTTACTATGGATTATATGTCACTTGAGTTCAGTGTAGCTAGATAAGTAGATATGATGAATCGTTTAGTTGTCAGTATTTTGTGTGGGTTAGTAATCGCCTGGTTGAGTTGGTTAAGTGCGGCGGTGACTGATAAGGTTTCAAGAGAAGATCATTATAGAACGGAAGATAAGATCGTGGAAAGAATCGAGAAGCTTGAAGAATCCCATCTTCAAATGATTCCCACATGGCCGGACTACATAGAGTTGGAGAAAGACATCTATTTTGATATACATGACCAAAATGCGCCGGATGGTATGTGGAAAAAAGTGCGATGGCCTTTACCCAAAGGCACAAAGATATATTTCAAGGACTAATATGAACAGACGAGGATTCTTAAAGTCGATAGGTAAGGTAATAGCTGGTTGTGCAGTTGTGCCGAGTGTGGTGAAGGGTAAATCAGAAACCGTCAAGAAAGTGGAGCGGATATTAGCTCATGGCGATAAACTAACGCCATGGGCGATTGAATGTATCAATAATCCGGTACATATATTTCAACCAGAGGATAAGTCTAAACCCTATATGACATCAACGGAAATCAAGGAACGCTGGGACGAGAAAATGGCGTGTTTCGACAAAAGAGGTGAAGACATAATCTGGTCAGAAGCCGAGTACCAGAGGATTATTAAGGCTTTGATTGAAAAAGGGAATCTCCCAAAGGACTACATAACATGAACAGACGCAACTTCTTGAAGAGATGTAGCATATTACCCTTTGTGGGGAGTTTGGCTGCTGTGGCTAAAGCTGAGGCTACTGATGGTAGCTTGGGCTGCGACCCTTGTTATGATGATTGTCCTCATTATCAGCAATGTTATGGAAGCGATACGGATTGTGATGGTGGGAATGCTCGTGAGAGAACAATCCAGATGCTTATTGATACCTTAAATATTGGGAATTTTGAGCCTTCATATCCTCGTTATATGTGGATGTCAAAAGATTGCTTGAGGCGATTTAAGAGTGCTGGTATCATACCCAAGCATATTGAGTTCGGTAAAGAATATAACGGCTTAATAATCATTAAAGAACAGGAGTATTTTGTAGATAATTAAACCCAAAAGAATTGGCACAGGCGGAGTAGCTACCGTTGAGATGCCGGATACATCGCGCCTACCGGGGCCGTGAGGTAAAACTTGCGGCCTCTTTCTTTTGGTGGAGAAATAAAGATGCCAATATACAAAGATAAAACCTTATACGAGCGCATGATCGACCGGCACGGCACTATGAAGAATATGCGCGAGCCTTGGGAGAAGGACAGCGACAACATTATAAGCATATTCAGGCCGGACTTAGTGAGGTTTTCCCGCAAGGACATGGATACCAAGCGTAAGATACTCGGCGCTAATATCCACGAAGGTACAGGCCCCTGGGCAGTCCGTTTAATGGCCGATGGTATTCAAGGTAATTTGGTATCTCAGTCGATAGATTGGATACGTTACCAAGTAGAAGAAGACCATTTACGGGGCAATGACGAGATAAACAAATGGCTGCAAGACCTCGAAGATCACATGCTGTCCGTTTACAGAAAGAGTAACTTCTATGAATCATTGGGGCCATATTGCCGGCACGGTCTGACCGTAGGGTCGCCTGTGATTCTGCCGGAATATGATGAAAAGACGGGTCGTATAAAGTGTATAGTACCTCATCCTGCCGAGCGGTTCTTAATGCAGAACGTCTTTGGAGAGACTGACGTTTTACATTTTAGATCTGAATGGACTATTCGCAACGCAGTACATAAATTTGGTAAAGAGAATTTCAGCGAGACCATCCAGAATTCCTATGAGAACGGCAGGGACGATGAGAAGGTAACGATTATCAGGGGTATCTATTACTACCTCGACAGGATATTCAAGGATTTACCGGATAAGCAGTTGAAGGTAACTGAAAACGAAGCCTCTTCCAGTGAGGAGCAGTCGTATACAACTTTCAAGCCCAGATGGCCCTGGGTGTCTATTTATATCGAGGAAGGCAAACCAGATGATAGGGACGGAACGAAAGAGCCTCTGAAAATAGAAGGTTACTGGTCTAAGCCGTATTCTGTATGGCATTACGAGAAGGACCACAACGAGGTCTATGCCCGCACTCCTGCGTGGATGGCATATTATGACGTAATGAGTGCCAATCAATCCAGAAAGTCTTTGATAATGGCCGGCCAGAAGTCCGTAGAGCGTGCCTGGTGGGTACCTGACTGGCTTAAAACAAAGTTTAAGACCTATCCAAGGGGTATGAACTGGTTTTCGCCTGGTCAAGCCACTCTTGGTAAGCCTGAGCCTCTGGATGAGAAGATAAACTATCCGTTTGGCGTTGATCTTGAGGAAAGATTCGTAAAGACGATAGAGCGATGGTTCCATGTAAGAATGTGGATGATGCTGAGTATATGGTCAGAGGAGCAGAAAGCACCGCCGACAGCTACCCAGATAAATCAAATGATGGGTGAAAAGTCCGTCCTCTTAGGGCCGCGAGTAGGCGGGTTTACAAGGAACCTTGAGGAGATTGATTCACGGTTTATGGACATTGAGGACAGGAGAGGCACGTTACCTGTAAAGCCGGATATTTTACTTGAGGAGAGTTCCGGCGAGATACGACCTGAGTTCATAGGGCCTCTGGCGCAGACACAAAAGCAATATCACAGTTCGCGCCGGACACAAACTGCTTTGGCTGAGGCTGAAATTATATTTGCAGCAGACCCATTAGTGAGACACAAGATAAAATGGGAAGTTCTTTTGGAACGTACACTTGAGGAGAATAAGTTTTTCCAGGACGCTATAAGGTCGGATGACGAATATCAGGAAATTCTTAACGGCTTAGCCCAACAGGAAGCGATAAAAGAAGGAATTGCAATGGGCGGCGAAGTAGCCAAGGCGATACCGAGCGTCTCGAAGGACATCGAGCCTAATTCACCGTTGGCTTTGTTGGGGGCAGGAGCAGCATAATGTATAAATCAGAAATTGCACTAATACTGAAAATAAAAGAGAGATGGTATCAATTATATTGCAGGCATAAAACTAAATGTCAAGGTTTTGCGTGCAGGGCAAAGATGAAACTTCTTGATATTGCAATCAAACCTGTTGAATTTTATACTCGTCTTCGTACTGCGAAATGGGTAAACGTAGAATATTGGGGCAGTGACTACTCTGATTTTCGGGAGTACGAAGTTATTAGTAGAAGGAGGGTAAGAATGCCGGATGGTAAAGGATTGCAATGGCCAAAAACTAAATATAAGCATGTAAAGATGATTGACGAAGCTTGTATAGCAGGAGCAACATGAGCATAAGTGAAATAAGTAAATTGCCTTTTTATTTAACTGGCCTTCCACCGGGCAAGTGGAAATTTTACAAGTGGGTCAATAAATACATTGCGGTATGTATAAATAGAAACTTACCACCAATGGTCGTTGCACGTGACGAAGAAGGTGGATGTATGAGAGACATGGCTAACGAAGAATATAAAAACTGGGAGAATGAGAAACATTGAACAGGGCAGATAGACAAAGGGCGGCTCGGTACAGGATGGCCTTGTTATCGAATGACCATTTTGTACTTAGCGATATTCTTACCGGTGCCTGTAGGTTCTTTGGAAAGATAGATGCAGATGATATTATGTCGCATACGGAAATGTTCGTAAGACAGAAAGTAGGCAGAGAAATATTGAGTGCTTGCGGTGTATTTCCAGGCTTCGGTCAGGAAATTAGTCCGGAGAAATTCGTATCGCAGTTATCCAGAAATATAGAAGTAGGAAAAAGGAGAAATAATGGTTGAAACAGCAGAATCGACAGAAACAACTGAAAGCACAGAGACTACGGAAACTACATCATGGCTTGACGAACATGACTTTTCGGATGATGACAGGAGAGCGTTGTCGAAATACAAAACAAGGGAAGAAGCGTTAAAAAGCACAGCCAATCATATTCGTCTTATAAGTAAGACCGCTCATTTTCCCGATGACAAGACCTCTGATGAGGATAAGGCTAAATTTGATTCAAAGGTGGCTACCTATCGTGGCGTACCCGGCAAGCCGGAAGATTATCAACTCGACAGAACTAAGACTCCTGAAGGTGTCCCTTATGACGAAGGTCTTGAAGCGTGGTTCAGGGGCAAGATGCACGAAGCCGGGGCCTCACAGAAAACAGCAGAATCTGTTTATAACGCATGGACTGAAATGCAACTAAAGAATCATCAAGTTGCAGAGAAAGTAGCTACTGACGGCGAGAAGGCTTTGATAGACAAGTATGGCGAGGACTTCGATGTCAAGTTCGGCAAGCCCGGCGACAAAGAGAACATCGGCACTATCAAGCAGACCCTTTTACAATTGAGTAACCTGCTTGGTATGGACTACAAAGACAAAGACAAGAATCCACAGAGCAGACTTCTGGATGCCTTGGAGTTGACCCGTACAGGTGGAAGATTCGGCGATAAGCCTGAAATAGCTATACTTGCCGATTGGTTGCATGAGAACTTCTTTGCCGAGGGTAAATCTCACTTTGGTCAGGGCTTAACGGTAAAGGGCGAAGAAGGTGGCGGGGACTTCTTCGATTACAATGATATGGATGGAAAGGACGAGGACTATGATGGATAGCAATATACACATAGATTACGTTCCCAACAAGAATCTCTATCTTGTCATTCGAGACGACGAGGGCAGAGTGCGATTGAACCAAAAGATAGGAGTATTTGTACCTTGGAAAGATAAGGATATTGCGAAGTATCAATTTTACTTTGAATATATGGGCGGCGATAGGTATGTATGCACGATACCCGTTGAAGTGCCTACTTTGGCAATACCAAAGCCACAACAGTTTAAGCCGCCGAGAATACAGATATTCATCCAGAAGGGCAGAGACCCGGACGAATACGACGAATTACTGACAAGTACCACAATGTTAAAAGTAAGAGACTATCCAAGTAAACATAAGGGATTTATACCAGTACCACAAATAAGCTGACCCTTCGGGATTCTCAGCTTTATAGATACTCAGATTCCCCTCATAAGAGGGCCTGATGCTTGCGGTAAAGTACCGACACCGAGCAGGTGTAAAGCGTTAGGTGAGCCTGAATATTCAGATTCCTCTCCGATTGTAAAAAAACCAGTAATGAATTTTACATTAGGAGAGCAAAATGGCTGAGTATAACATCAATCAGCAATTTACCTTGCTTGAGCGTGCCAAAAGGAGTACGGACGGCAAGAAGATATTGCCAATTCTCGATGTAATGGACCAGCGAGGTGTGCCGGATTTCTTGCGGGACGTACCGTATTTTCCGGCCAACCAAGGTCTAAAACATCGAATTATCCGAACCGCCAGCCGACCGACATCTACCAGGCGAGTATTCTACGGCGGAGTAGGAAGGACGATTACTACGACTCAGGTAGTCTATGAGAACGTAGTTCTTTTCGAGCAGAGAAGCGAGATTGACGAAGACGCTCTCGATACCATCGAGAATCCGAAAGAAGCCCGCAGGCAGGAAGACGAAGGCCATATCGCGGGTATTCAGGAAGACTTCGTTAATGCCGTCTTCAATGACGCCCTGACTTCAGGTGGCGCAGAGTACATCAACGGCTTTGCTGCACGACTGAACGCTCTGAGTTTTCCGGGCGGCGCTACTACTACCCTTCCTTTCGTCTGGGACGGCGGAGCATCAGCGACAAGGACGTCTCTTTACATTATCGAATGGGGCCCAAAAGCCAACCATTGTCTATATCCGAGCGGTATTGCCGGAAAGGGAGGCATGTTCGGTATTATAGCAAGGAACAAAGGTAGAGAGAAGATCACTGAGGCTTCCTCAAGTCTTGACGTTTATTACGGTTATGTAAGTCAGTTCAAAAAATGGGGCGGTCTTGCCGTTAATGACCAGCGCAAACTTGCCCGCATTGCCAATATCAACGCTACGGCCGGAGGTGCGAATGACCTTGATGAAGACTTACTCATTCGGGCATTGAATCACGGACGCTTCGACCCACGCTCTACACGCATATACGTTAATCCTTATCTC